ACGACTTAAAAAAATATATTAAAGATTGTAATTATCCTAAATATTCGATTTTATTAAAAAGCATAAAAACAGATTTGCCGCTGGCTGCCTATGTTTATGATGGTTATTCTGGAGGTTCAATTCACACCAGACGGTCAATAAAAACCTCAAAAGTTGAACCTGGGCACAATTATGCAAATAATCAAGAGGCCTATAAACTTTTAAAGGTATCGGTTTTTAGATAGCAAAAAATAAATTACCATTTAGCCCACCTTTCGGTGGGTTTTTTATTTGCCCATCCTCTGTGCTATCATTAAGCAACCGATACACAGGGGAGGCCGCAATATTGAAGACCTACCTAGTCATTCCTGACATTCATGTGCCGTATCACTGCCCAAAATTTATCAAACTGTCGAACAAAATCATCAAAGAAATAAACCCAGACGGGTTAATACAGCTTGGTGATTTCTTGGACGCCTTTCAAATAAGCACCTACTCTAAAGATCCATCCCGCCGCAACCTCTTAGTCGATGACATAAATGATTTCAAATTTATCCTTAATGAATGGGCAAGGAACTTAAAATCCGGTGCCCATATTCATTTGCTTGAGGGAAACCATGAGCATAGATTAAGCAGGTACATCGCCGCAAATTGTAGAGACCTTCATGGGCTTGTTCCTGACTGGCCTTCTTTGCTTGGCATCGATCTACGCAACAAATCCGGCCGCCATAAGTGGCATTGGCATAGTTACAACAAATGGAATAGCTGTCAAATAGGTGACTGCGTTCTTATGCATGGATTTTACTATAACCAGCACTGCGCTGCGACAAGCCTAGCAAAGTACCGACAGTCGGTTATCTTTGGCCATACCCATAGATTGCAGTGCATATATGACGGCCAGCACTTTGCTGTAAGTTTAGGCCATGGCAGCGACGAAAAAGAGACTGCCCATCAACCAACTCCAACAGGATGGGAACAAGCTATGGGACTCTTGCATATAGACAATCAAGGAAAGACCAGCATTGATATTTTAAGAGTCAAAAACGGAAGGACGGTATTGTATGGCAAAGCAATCTCTGTTTAGTCGCAAGCGTCCCCCAAGAGTTGTAACGATCTTAGGTCACAAGATTAAGGTGCGCATCAAACCATATCTTGAAGACGATGGAATAGAACTTTACGGCGCCTTTGATTACAACTCAAAGACCATTTGGCTTATGAAAGGTTGCGACTGGCGCAGCGTTTTACTTCATGAGATGTGCCATGCAGTTCTTGCATTATCGGGATCTGGAGAAGGTTTAGGTCAAGCTAAAGAGGAAAGCATAGTAGTCGCACTTGAGCATGCCCTTGCTCCGCTTTTATTTATTTAAATAATCAATAAAAAATTTATATATTTCTTGAATAAAAACAATGAAGGCGACAACACATAACCATAAAAAAAACCAATAACAAACAAACCTAACCAAAGTATCCAGCCAACACAAAAATTATTTGCTTGTATTAAAAATTCTTTACTAATTATCATTCATCAACCTCAATATCCATTTCTTCAGTACCTACAACTTTATAATCATAATGATAATTACCTGGACGCTCTGACTGCCAATGATTAACAGTATACAAATTTGTATGTGTGTTTTTTAAAATATAACGATATAACTTTACTTTCTTTTTTTCTTCTGTGTATGGTTCCCAATCCAATGAATCATTGTCGCAAAAAGAAGCCATAAAACCATCTTGATTTACTCCAAACCATTCGCCCTCAAAGTCTTGAAAAATAGGCTCAAACCAAAAAACACTTGCCCATTTATTTTTCCTAAATTTTCTCCCATCCCCTCTGGTCAAATCACCCATCAATTCTTTCAACGTAGCCATTAAAACACCTCATCAATCTTACAAAATCTAACTAAGCTTTTATCTACCTGAAAATTGGCGCAAGTTCTTCCCCGCTTGTGGTCATAGATATCTTTGATTTTCCATTGAGGATATGTAAACCCATAAACTACGGCCGCATGAGTTCCGGCCTTGTTCTCAAGGATGTACATAAGCACCTTGTCTTGCTTGTTATTGACCTTGTAAACCTCATCAATAAAGACGCTTTGATACGGGTAATCGTCTCTACTAGTAAAATCAAAGTATCTGACTTTGTGCTCAACCCTAGCGACTACCGTTAGATCACCCTCATCAGGTTCTTTTGCATCAAAATCAGCTTGAGGCTTAAGCATTAAATTAATCTTAGAATTTTGAGCTATCTTTGCAAACCTATTAACTCTTTTATAGCTTTCTTTAAAAGCATTAATGTAGTCTTGATTATTCATTGTCATATTAAGGTACCAATAAAGATTGACGCATCTTTTTCATAGCTCTGCCAGCTTTGACGCCGTACCAGTAAACGCCAGATGCATGAAATGGGGGACAGGTAGCGCAGCGAAGAATCTCAATCTCTTTTGTGGGTTCACCCCATCGCTTTTGACAAGCCGGACATATGTGCCCATATGATTTTGGATCCTGTGGCCTTAAAATCATTTTATCAACTTCAGCTTTTTTGCTCATACCTATTGCCATAAATTTGACCTCCGAAGATAAGGAAAAACTCTTTTACTTCTCCAAATCAAATAAGTAAACTTCAAAATAAGAATCAAAAAGACGCTACACCCAAGGTCTATAAACTGGGTGCAAAGTGATGCGAACGGACTTGCATCAGCGAAAGCTGTAAATTGCGAAGAGCAAAACAAGAGCTTTTGGTCAGTGATTAAGATAGCCTTCTGCTGGAGAGCATTAGGTGAAGGGGAATCAAAGACCAGAAAAATGCTAAGAGAAAAAACTTAGCGACTCAATTATAAGCCTGCCAATGTTCAAGAGCAGGACTCCTGAGAGTAACGGTACTTGTACCGCCAGTAGCAGGAAGGTGAGCTTCACCGTACTACGCCCAGAAATGGGACCCCCAGAAGCTCATAGGTGAAAGATTGAGAGCCACCTACGATTTACTTTGTATTGTTTGCTTGCCTGCCGGCGGCATAACGCTAGCTAAAGCTAGCTAAATACAAATATAGATCATGGTGCTTAGCTACCCTAGCCCAGTAATACAGGGAAACCTGTACTACCTACTCCCAGAGGAGTAGTAGGGGGAGAAGCTCTTGTATTATTTAAATATCAACCCAGTAGCTCAGTGTTGAATCTTGGTTTTATTTCCTTCGATCATACTCCAGAGAACATAAAGGCCATGATCTTGAGTAATCTGTTTTGCTTTAGTGATTGTCATATCTCCAACCCACTGCACATGAGCCTTCTCCCAGCTAAGGGTCTCAAATCCGAAATCATGCATGACCTGATGCACCTTGTCCCAGGGATCGTCTTTGTGCCAAGCCCACTGGCCGTTATGTTTAAAGCATAGATCTGCTGCAACTCCATATTGGTGCCAACTATGCCATGGCCTAGCTTTTGTAATGATTTTGCCTTCTCTGCTTCGGCCTTGCTCAAATAAGTACCCTTGACGTTGCGGGGATCGATAGCCTTCAAAAAAATATATCGGTAGCCCTTGATCCTGACATTCTTGTATAGCTTGCTGTAATAATTGAGAAAAAAAAGGTGCTAGATCCTGAAAATCTCTATTTATTTTTGTGTGATCATGTGTTATCAATGCGCACCTCCAGCTACGAAAGGACTTATATGCTGCCAGCAACTGATTATAACCGCATCAACATCATTGTTCCTAAAAGTGAGAAAAAAAAGATCGTCGAATGGTGCAAAGAAAATCGCTATACCCTCACAATGGTTTTAAGACAGGCTTTAAAGGATTTTTTTAAAAAGCAGGGAATTAAACTATGAGAATCGACACCACAGAGCTAGATCGCAGCCTAGAGCGTTTAAATCAAATCCTGATTGAGCAAAAGGAAAGGACTAAGACTAGACTGGCAAAGCCACAACTCTCACCAGAAGCGATTTTAGAGCTTTTAAATGAGAATACTTCAGATTTAACCCAGGCAGATTGTGAGGAATACTTTGACAACATTGAAAACCATTGTGACAAGGTTGATTATCTTGTTGCTTTTATGGACCACTGCAAGCTTTTTGCTGCGGATAATGAAAGACGAGCGCAGGAATATCGTCAAGCAAGCGAACTTTGGGAGCGTAGACTTCAGAAGCTACAGGGATATGGGATTCGGTTATTAAATGAGACCAAAATGAAATCACTTGAGTCTGATGAGTATGTTTTGGGCCTTGAGCAAGAAATGCCTCAAGTTAAGTGCAGCCTTACCCGCCGGTATTCGACAGATCATATGATCCCTGATGAGTTAATCTTTAGCATACCCGAAAGTTACAGGCAGCCCAAGATTATATGGGAAATGCGTAGTGATTGTGTAAGGGATACGCTTTTGTCTGGAAAAAAGTTGAACTTTGCAAAGTTAATTGATAAGCAACGATTACGCATAATTAATAAATCGGAGGAAACTTTATGAGCCTTGAAATGATCCCTTTTGAGCAAATGCTACCAGCCGCCAATAACTGGCAGCTTTTGAAGCAGCAAGCTAGAGAGTTAATTAATTCTAATTTTCTACCTTCAGGAATTAAAACCCCAGAGCAAGCGGTAGCTATTATTCTAAAGGGTAGGGAGTTAGGTGTGCCGCCCATGCAAGCCCTGTCACATATTCATGTTATCAGCGGCAAGCCAACAATGTCAGCGGAGCTAATGCTTGCTCAGGTATTAAAGCTGCATCCTAAAACTAAACTTAGCTACCCAGAGCGATCCACTGAAAAATGCATCATCAAAGTTCAGAGGGATGGATCTGAGCCAAGTATTTTTAGTTTTACAATTGGGGATGCTGAAGCTGCCGGACTTTTAAATAATTCCACTTGGAAAAAGTACCCAAGAGCCATGCTTCATGCCCGCTGTGTGTCGGAAATGTGTAGAAGTTTATTCCCCGATGCAATCGCAGGAGTTAGCTATTGCCCAGAGGAATTAGGTGCAACCGTTAATGAGGATGGGGAGGTTATAGATGTACCGTCAAACGAAACGAAACTGGATAATCCGTCTGCTAAGGTCACTGTGGTTGAGACCAAAGATGCGGCTGTATCGAACCATACCGCTCCTGCTGCGTTCGACAAGTCAAACAAAAACCATTTGAAATTTTTGCTTGCTTTCCTAGAGAAGAAAAATAACCCAGGCATGATGAATGAATTAGTACGCCGGATGGAAGGAAAGCCAGCACTAACTGGAGTAGTTGAAGCTGAATATGCTTTGATAAATCCAGACGCTCCAGATAAGGAGCCAGAGGCATGAGATTTATTGAAGTACATACCCAAGAAGGCGACAGAGTAATAGTTAATGTAGATAAGATTATTACCATTGAGCCAGCTTTTGACGGTAGCAGTCTGACCTTGATTGACTCTCAATTAGAAGTCAGAGAAAAACCAGATGAGATAATTTTAAAAATTAGGGGGTAATTTTGAGCAATGGAAAATCTAAAAGAACTTCTAGCAGATTGGACCTTAACATCAGCCGCCTATATTCTGGCCATAATTATAATGGCTGGAGTCGCAGCGAAGCAGGTTTTTGGGCTGGTTTTATCGGCTATATGGCGTTAATCGTCGGACTTTTTTGGTTAGTAGTAACTTATTATTTAGATGCGGAGAAATGAAATGCCTTACTTAAACAATTGTTCATTCATGGGCCACGTTGGTCAACCTGCTACATTAAAGCAATCAAAAGACGGCTCAAAAAATTGGTATGAATTTACTATGGCCGTTAGCACTGGCACCCAGGCGCAGCCAGAAACCATGTGGGTTAAATGTAGAGGATTCGGTAAAACCGGCGAACGTATGGCAGAAAAAGTAACCAAAGGAGATGCTGTTTATGTCACTGGAAAGCTCAATTGTAAGGCTTACGCAAGAAAGCAAGATGGACAACCGGCCGCAGATGTCAGCCTATTGGTCAATGAATTTGTCTGGCTTCGCCCATCTAGCAAATCCGACACAACATCCGTCACCATTCCAGAGTTTGACCTTAAAACAGTTGATGGACTGTCAGAAATTTCAACCTTTGGGTCTGACGGAATACCGTTCTGAGGAGAAATGAAAATGGAATCAAAAGAATATAAAAGACCGATACCAGATCCAGGCAGGTGCCCAGCCTGCGCTGGAAGGTTCGCTGTAACAGAAAATGGTTACTATTGCACAAGTTGCGGCTATATGGGTTGGTTTACTCATGACCAATATTTTGAGGACTAAAATGCCAAGCTACTACGCAAAACAAGACAATAAGATTTACCGCTTTGATTGTTGGGCTGATCTTGAGGTCCTATCTGGCAAGGATCGCTCATGCTATGGACGCAAGTCCCTGTCAAAAGCAATTAGACAACATTTAGGCAATTGCCGTACAATTGGCAAGTGGGCCGCAAAACTAGAGGGATGGATCGATGAAAAAAATCAACCAACCGGTGAATACATTAAAGGCAATTCGGCCTGGACTTGATTGCGTAGTTTTGCCCATCCTTCTCAAACCTGGGGGGATGGATGAAAATTAAAGACTTAAGCACAGAGCATCCTAAATCGACTTGGTACATAGAAAAACGGTGGGCAGCAATCGTCGAAGTCTTAAAAGCTGCCAAAGATGTTTTAGACTCCGTACCAGCTTCCCAAGTTACCTCCCTTCCTTTCCCATTTACAAAAGCACATCAAAATTTATCTGACTGTATCAACCAATTGGAGGATATTGTATGAGAGCTAGTTTTGAGTTTGATTTACCGGATGAGAATGAAGAATACAAAATGCACGTGAAAGCAGGAGACTTTCATTGTGCAATTTGGGCTTTCTCAGAATGGATCAGAGGCGTATGCAAGCATGGTAATCCTGATGAGTACAATGCTCAAAAAGTCAGAGACAAATTTTATGAGTTTCTCAGTGAGTATGATGTTGACTTATAAGTAGTCAGTAAATTATCTATCTCCGATAATCAGTGGTAAAATTAACTCACAAAACAAGTGAGGTGATTTATGCCTTGGCTGGTTTATCTCCCAACGATCCTTTCAGCTTTAGTTCAGTTAGCAAAACTTCTTGTAGATTTAGCCAAAGAAAAAAAACAAGACGATATAAAAGCTTGTGGCATAGCCATCGAAGAGGCTAGGCGATCTGGTGATGTGTCTAAACTAACAGAACTCATTGAAAAAATGAGGAAAGGACAATCATGCGAATAATTGAAGCTGTAGTTTATGCTTTTTTAATTTTTTGCATTTATACCACAGCCAAAGCTGAGACAGATGAGCCACAAGATAATGATTTTGATATGGCAGAAAAATATGGATACCTACCAGGAGATGTCTGGGATGCCTATGAAGAAGCTAAGAAAAAAACAAACGTGGACAAATTTAATAAAGAAATAAAAATAAAACTACAAGGCACACAATTTGACAGAGCCGCTTTAATAGAAGAAACCTTAGACAATTTGATGGGCAAAATAACCGTAGTTTTGATGGCAGAAGGTCATGACAAGCTGGCCCAAGATATTGCTTATGAATATGAGCAATTTTATCAAAAAGCATTAACCAGACACCTACTAGGCTTTGATGAGATTGGCGACCACCCGCCTATGAATGAATGGCTGGATAATGTACATGAGCGCATCCATGAAGCTCTTGGAGATTTTATCTGCCAGTATTTTAGATTTCATGATATTTATATTTTGAATCATGGAATACCTGTAGTATTTCGGCCAGCAGCTTATGATCTAAAAGACTACAAAGACCATTTCGCAGGCCATTTAATTTGGGGTTGGTACTGGGAGCATCATGGTGTGGCTGGCGTAGTAGCTTTTTGGTTAGTAGACGGTGCCTGTATTGCCGGAAGTTACGGGCTAGGAGTCATAACTTTCGTTTGTACACCGATCGCTACGCTTGCTCAAAATGTAATGGACAAGCACATTGCGCCGCCAATCGCTGAAAGAATCTGGCAAAGAGCGCAAGAGGATTATTAAGGCTTCTCTGGCAGCCATGGCAACTGTTAACCCATGGCTTGTTAGCTTTACTCCCCGCCCAATCCTGATAACAATAGCAAAGCCTAAAAGCCTTCTCATTTTGCCTAACCTCTGGGTTATCGCTGGCTGAGTAAGGTTTAGCTTATCCCCAATTTCAGTGACCGATATCTCATCAATCAATAGGGATAAAATTATCAAATCATCAATATCTAGGCTTCTCAAAATCATAAATAAAAGGATATAATATACCCATCATAAAGCAATCTCCGATTCAAAAAAGGTGATTAGGAAGGCTAGGCAGATATGCTTGGCCTTTCGTTTTATGATATAATGAAAGAGCTGCGTTCTTTGTGATCTTGAAGGGTCCCCTTCAGTCTCTCGGGGGACCTTTCATTTTTGAAGCAGACGCAATAAATTCCCTTATTTCATCTTTACTTCGCAATACAATGGCAATACCGCCAGTGAGATTTAGCTTTGTAATCCATTCAATTTGCTCCGGCGATAACCTGCCTTTGTCAGTTTTAAGCTCAATGGCAAAGAACTTACCTGATGGAAGTACTCCGGCGATATCTGGAAAGCCTTTAATAGGGCTGCATTTGCGTATCATTTTGCCGTTGATGCTGTGCATTACAGGACCATTAGGTACCCGCCAGTAAACAAGGCCAGATTGCTTTAAGCAGGTTAAGGCAAAACTTAAAAGCTCTGATTCTTTCATCGATACCTCAAAGCAAAACGGGGAGCGGTTGTCGCTTCCCCGTAGCAGGCGTTAGAGTTTAATAAATTAAGCTCTTAGTTTTTGCGCCAGCGCATATAGTCTTAGACAAAGATCAATGCCATCTTCAATGGCCTCTTCAATTTTGTCCTGGGGTAAGTTTAACTCATCTTTAACCATTTGTGCTAATTCTTCAACGTCTTCCTGGCCTAATTCTGATATTTCAGAAGGTATTTCTGAAATTCCATCAATTACAGATGGAATATTATAAAGTAATGGCAACATTCCAAGGGCTTCTCCTCTGCTAATCTTGCCATCATCTGATGCTTCGCCAATGGCATTAGCAAGAGAGCATATGAAACTTAAAACATCTTTTAATTCTTTAGCCTTTGCCATTTTGTCCCCCTAGTTTTTCTTCTCAATTTCTCTTATGCGAACTTCATGATCCTTCATAACTTCATTAATCTGGCCTAGCTTTGTGGATAACTCTTGGATGTTGCCCGCCATTGACTGAATGTTTTTAGACATTTCTCCAATGAAAGATACACCGATAGATACTATCCCGATTATAAGGGCTATCATAAGATGATTAATGTTCTCATGTAGCTGCTTCATGATATTTATTTTAGCATTAAATCTGACCAGCAACAAAAGCCGCAATCAAAAAATCCACCCCATCATGCATCTTATCAGAATTACAGGGCTTCCAATCATCACCGTAATCTCTTTGCCACAGATATTCTTCGCACCTGTCTTTTGCAGTAGGAAGTCTGTCTCTTGGGAATAGGCTTTCATCTAGCAAAATAGCGATTGTATCTGATTGATCTCCGTCTGAAAATTTATGATAGATAGCTTGCATAAGAGCATTGCTTGGATTTTCGTCCTTGTATTTCTTGATTTGCTCATACTGCAAAGAGTCGATTGAGCCGTTGACCATCCACTTGGATATCAAATAAATTGCATCTAAATGCTTCTCATATCCAGCCTTTGTGGTCTCTTTTATCTGCACCTCAACTTTCCATCTACCAAGCATCTGTTCAATCAAAAATACAAGCGGAGGAGTTAAGAATGTACGGCTAAGCGGGCCTCTGCCCATTACCCATCCATTTTTCTGACCATACGCATATATCTCTTTGATGTTTTGCTGATCATTGCTGGCGTACAAGTAAGGCAAAAGCATGATAAACATATCCTTTGAAATGTCTGATTTGCTTTGACCGTCATCGTAGCAACGCTTCCCAGGATTGCGATACCAGCGTCCAGGCTCTCCCTCTGCGTCAGTAATTACTGCTTCACCGCATCCACCGGATAGCTTGCAAAGAGAGGTAAATCCTAAGCTATCGCAGCCGCCTTGATGCGCCCATCCTTTTGATAGACTCTTATATAATTCTGCTTTAGCTACTACATCCGGATTGACCTGAGTAGGCTTTTTAGGCTCATGCTTTCCGCAAGAGACAAGCAGCAAAATTAAAAAAAGTCTAAACATGGTGTCCTTTAGGCGATTCTTATAGCTTGTATATTTGAGGTTGCTAACCAATCCATTGTTCCTGATACGGAATAAGTTAAATAACCAAGCAGATGGACTGTTTGATTTGATGAAACACTTAAATATCTTGGCCCAGCATTTACCCAGATATTTCCTCCAGTATTGCTTTGATTTAAAACGCAAACTGCTGAATTTCCATTCGTATCACTATCATTTGATAAAGTAGACAACCCACAACCAACCCTTGTAAATGTTCCTCCAGTTACATTTAAAACTGATGTTCCTGACAACAGCCAATTTCCTGGCGTTAATGTTATTGAACAAAGAGATTTCCAATTGCTTGTTGCTGCTAATGTCACTGCTGAAGCTGGTGCTGCTTGAATTACTTGACCAACATACCCCGCTGGCACCGCAGTCCCATCGCCCGCACCTTGAAGTAATGCTTTCTGTGTCATGTTTGCTCCTTAAATCTTTATCAGCTTGTTGCAAGCAAGGTTTTTTGGACGGGTTTCGATAGCTGTTCTTGGGTTTGAGTTTCCTGGTGTTGTATCTATCACCGGATCTGTAACGACAACATTTGAGTTGGCACCACCGGAAGCAGTTGAAATGTTTGTAGCAAGTCCAAAAACTTGGGAACCTGCCGTCAGGTTAATGTTTTGAGCTTGTGGTACAGAATGTGTGTGATTTGTTTCTGTTTTTGAGTGTCTGTGACCTTGCATCGCATCTTCTTGAGATTTATCAGATGCCCTAGAGCCTGGGTCTCTATTTGCAGCACCCATAGCAGTTCCCATATTGTCATTATAGCGGGCAAATCTACCTCTGAAGTCAGGCAATCTAAAGTGCGTAGTACCTGCGCCGCCGCTTCCATTAGTTTCACCAAATGCGACACCAATCGCAGCAAACAAACTTGCGTAGGTAGGACTTGTCTTTAACAACTCCCGCCCATCACAAAGCAGCCACCCGCTTGGTTCAACCGTTCCAGCAAAATCAATTAAAGTTCCAGACGGCAACTGAAGCAGTGCAATCGACTGACTTCCTAATGCTGATGATGCCATTTAAGTGTCTCCTTTTATAGTTCGGCTGAAAATCCTAAATATCCTGTTCCATCTGTTCCAATCAAAGAGGCAAATCCTGACGTACCGCCTAAAGAGCTTGCTGTGTATAAAACAGTTGCTCCAGTTAAATTCGCTGCGTTATATGCCGGCAGTGACGTACAATTAACGGTTCCAGTTGTAGAATTTGTACATCTATAATTACTTGCTGTTGCCGTTGTTTCTAAGCCTGATGGGATTGTTCTCATTGTTGTTGGAAATGTTAAATAACCAACAACTTGTGTTGCGTTTGAAACTTGACCAACTCCAAAGAATGAATTTGTTCCTCCAACAAATCTAAAATAATACCTCTGACACATTTGCAACTCAGTTCCAATTGGCCTGTCTTCAAAAGGAGTCGCAACAGTTCCTTCCTCAAGTTGAACTTGAGCAATATCAAATGTTCCAGATTGCTGACCCATTGAGTCAGTATTTGCATTAAAGCTACTTCCGGCGTCCATCCAAATTCTAAATGCAAGAGAACTATTTTCATCTCCTATAGTTTTACCTGCTATTGATGGTATAGAAATTGTTGCTGTTATTTTTTTCCATGAACTTGTAATGTCAAATTTTTGAGCACCAATTGCGCTAACAGCGGTAGAACCTCCTGTTCCAAACCATTGTCTAAAATCTATTGCTATTTTTTTATTACTATCAGCCTTAGCCCAGAACGAAACTGTTATTGTTTTACCAGCAAAAGTTCTGACTCCTTCTATATATTGCTGCAAGAATGACGCATTAGAAGCTCCGGCAACTGATGTTACTACTCTTCTAACAAAATATCTTGGTTCATTTGGTACATCTGTTTGACCAAGAGTAAAGGATTGTCTGCTTTGCACTGTTGTCGAACCAGCAACAAAACTTTCCCATCTATCAGCAGATCCGTACCCTGTGACAGATTGAGTTGTTCCCCTCTGCCAAATATCAAAATTACCATTGATAATTTTATTCCTGAAAGCTACTGGCTCAGACCAAACTATGCTGCTTGACTGAACAGACAGTGGGAAACTTGTCCCAACCGCCGGAGCATTGAGTGCATAGTTAATGCTTGCAGATGCGAAGCCTGTAACACTTGGAAGCGTTACCTGAAGCAATCCAGCCGCAGTTGCAGTGACAGAGAACCCTGTGGGCACTGTATCACCACTTACTTGGTAACTTACATTGTAGTTATTTGCTGCGCCGTTTTTACTAAACTGCGCTGCTACATAGAATCTTAAAGGTGTTGTAGCTGTAATTGATACCCAACCCGTCAATTCTCCAGCATCGTATGCAGAAATATCCTGAACAGTTGTTGTGGCGTTATTTGACAATGCAATCTGTGTTCTAGCATTAGATGAACCTACAACAGCACCACGTTTAGGAGCCACATAAAGGCTTGTTGTGCTGGAAGCCACACCAACTGGCAAACTTACTTGTCCTACAACTGTTGGTTCAGTTACAGTCAATGCTCCGGCTGTTGTTGGAGATAAGAAGTAAACTTCTCCAGCGACTAAACCAGTTAGTCCTGAGACTTCTCCAGAAAGTGTCAGCTCAAACTGATCTGCTGTGTTTACTTTGCTAACTACACCGACAACTTCGGCTGTGTTTGCAGCATCAGCTTTTGCTTTTGTGTAAGTTGATCCATTTAAATAAACAACATCTCCAACAGAAAGCGAATGTCCAACTTGGTTAATTACATCAAGAGTTCCACCGCCACCGCCGCCACCAATAGCACCCCATTCTGTGCCGTCATATCCTTCAAAAGTTGCATCAGTTGTATTATAACGAATCATGCCTTGAGTTGCTGGTGAAGGCTGTTCTCCTGTTGTACCTACGGGAACTCTTAAGGCACCAGTTGTAGCATTTGTACTTGATACTGTCGTCTTATTCAGCAAAACAGCAGAGCCGTTTTCTGTAACAACTGTGCCAGTTGTTGGCAATGTTAAGCTAGTAACTCCGGTAGTAGTCAAAGTCAGAGCATGATTTCCTGATCTAGTTAATGTAGCGGCATCGTTATTTGCTACACCTGTACCACCTTTGCTGGCCGGAATAGTTCCAGATAAATTTGATGCTGTAATATCATCGACAGCGGCTATATTTTTTTCAGATCCTAAAGCACCTGCTGCAAATTTATTTGGAGCTGAATCTTTATAAATTAAGCTCCCTTTTGTTCCAGTTCTATCAACTGTAAGGCCAGCTCCTTCTGAGACTACGTCATTGCCGCCATTGTTTACAGTGATATTTTTATCTTTCACATCAAGATTTACAGTATTGACTGAAGTGGTTATCCCTTCTACAAAAAGGCTCCCTGGAACCACAACCGCAGAATTTGTACCACCTAGAATTAAAGTATGTGGGCCAATACTTTCTCCTATCTTTAAGGCACCAGCAGCTTCTACATCAAGGGCACCGTTTCTAATTTTTGTGCCATCAAGAAAGCCGTTTTTTATTGTTTTGCTTTGAAGTTCTTGTGCCCCAAGAGTTAAAACAACAGTGGCACTTGTATCTGGGAAAGTATAAGTGCGGCTCAATGTTCCATTAAAATCTAGGGTATGGGTTACGCCAGTTAATGCGCCATCAGTGTCTAGTACAACCTGCTTTGTTGCATCTGTGACATTGTTTTGCATAATGCCTGTGCGCCAAGCTCCACCAAGATACATTCTTGGTGATTTTAATGTTGTATTGAGATAAATTGATCCCTCTTTTACAACATATTCAACGTCATAAGCGGCGTCATCTGCAAATGTCGGCAAAGAATCTACGGCTGTCTCAAGGGTTAAATCCGCTGGTGGTGTGATGTTTGTACCATTTGCGAATTGTAGCTTTTTTACTGTTGGCATTTATTCAACTCCCCTTATCTCATTAACTTTGACGCTAGTGGTTGATCCTGATTGATCCAGCGTTACAATGACGCCTTTCGTTGTCTGCTTTGTGTCTGCAACGGCCGTATTCTGTATCTCTACAATATCACCGATTGAGCTGGCTAAGTCTTCGCTGGCAGTTGCTAGGGAATATTCTACAGTTGGGCTGGCAAAATATCCAGCAATTGCATCCCGTCTTGGGGCTATATTTTCAAGCACATGGGTTACTTTTTTAGTCCTATCAACCTTGTGTAAATACTTAACAATTGGGAACTCAACTACTGCTTTAGGGCCTACATTTTCAAGAGCGGCAAGGTTATTTAACTGAGGGTTTTCAAACTCAATCCGGCTGGCCAAATCTTGGTAATTAACTGAGCTGGAAGTCTGACCTTCAAGCATATTAATTGGGCTTTTAATGCTGTCAGTTACCAAATTAGTAGGGTTTTTTATAAGCTCATACTCAACTTGGCGACTTTGATTTACCCTAAGAAGGCCAAGAGTTGACGATGTAATGGCCTGAGCCGCTTCTAAGTATGTACCAAATTCTTGCCCATTAAGTGGAAATGTCACAGATACGTTTGCATCAAGATCGGCTGCGGCTTGTGTAAAGCTTGCGTCATTAACTTCCATGCCAGCAGATTTAACTATGAACTTTAAAGCATCTGCATGGTTCATTGGAGTTGCAGGGCTAAATCTGCACTTAACAGTTGAAGTAGCTAAATTTACCTTTGCATTTGGACCAAGAGTAAAACCAACGGTGTAAACTGTTTTTCCTCCTATGGCATATTCAGGTGCGCTAAAAATAGAAGTGATTGGCAGATATTTAGTTATATAATTAAATCTGTCTTTTAATTGTAAATTACCAGATCCGGTATCTACTATTTGAACTAAATCGTATTCATACTCTGCTGTGTCATCAGCCTCAACCCAAACGCTAAGACTAGGAAATGTATTGTCATTTAAAGTTATTGCCGCAACAGTTTGCTCATTTGGTAAACCAACTTTGTCCCATTTCACTCCGTTGTCATATATTAAAGTTATTGCAAGGTTATAATCTTGACCTGGGATTATATTTGAACCATATCCACTAATAACACCGCAACTTACTTCCCCGTCTATTCCGTAAAATACTGATCCAGGTATAACGTCCCCAATTTCTCCGTTAAAATTAGATAGATTTGAAAGTCTTACAAAAATAACCCTATTGACTATGGTTATAGTTGTAGGTTCTGACTTTCCATCATTTACACCACCGTCATCTATTGTCTTTGTGCCTGTAATTGTTTTTTTAAAATTTAATATTTTTGTATTGCTTCCAGCAAACATAGGTCCAAAAGTTAAAAGCTTAACTGGACTCACCGATCTTCCTGCAAGCCAGTAACTCTCAAGAGCTTGGTCAGTTTCTTTCATTCGATAAGCTTGTTGTCCATCTGAAAGATGATAAAGCTTTGGTATTATTGTTGTTGTGCTAAATGGATCAATGTGCTTATAACCAAGACTTACTGTGTATGGACTAGATTTCCCAAGAGTAAATGGTATTTTTTTATTTTGATCCTCTGGATTAGGGCTTGCTGTTATTCCAAAGATGTTTTGACCTTTGAAAATCTCAGATTGTTCCCTAGTTCCAAATGAAGCTGTGTCATTTAGTTTTTGGAATGTATCAATAATTGACATAGAAACTGTGCCGTATTTGTAACTAAATGAAGCGACTTCACCGTCAAAAATCTTACGGTTATTTTCCGCTGAATCAATACAAGCCCAGACTGATACAGGACAAGAGCTTAGGCTTTCGTATTGGCCTCCAACACCAACTAGGATGCTAGGGTCAGGAGTACCAACTAAACTCTGCGCCCATCTGTCGGTAGATATAAGCTCAAGATCTGAGCCGCTTAGACTGAAGACGCCTTCTGCTATGTTTTGCATTGACTGGGAGAATCCAGAATAATTGGCTATTAAAGGCTCCCATTTAGCATCTGGAAGGCCGGAAATTCCTACAGTCTCTCTGTGCTTGGTTCCAGTAAAATAAAGTTCATGCTCCAAAATAACTACGTTAGAACCAAAGCCACCAAATTCTAGATCAAAAACTGCTGTACCTGTTCCAGTTCCGATGGCCGTAGCTTGAAAGCTAAGTCCAACGGTATTGCTTGCGGCTCCATATAGCGTCCAATTTGTAGTCCCAATGGTTTTAATTTTATAAAACATTCCTTTAATAATTTGATTAGCTGTAAATGTTGGGCTTGTAATTATTAAATTGCTTGAAGTGTTTGTATTGTAAACATAGTTTGATGTTGAAAGAAGATAATCATTAATAGTTATTTTATTTATATTTAAATCTGTTGGAATTGTATAAGTAAAAATCTCAGGCACCAAAACAAGATTGCCAGAGCCTCTGCTTAGAAATCGCCTGGGAGTCATGCGAACTAAAAAGAACCGCTCAGAAGCGGATAGCTGTGCCTTATCTAAAAATGTCACCGCTTCACTCCTAAAGCTATTCTTGCTCCGGCTGAATTGCTAACGCCAACTGGATACCACCAATCAAGCCAGACTCCAAGATAGCTATTATCTGTGTCTCTTGCGTAGCCAGTAACTTCTATGGCAATTGCATACGCAAAATCTGACTGCAATTTATAGCCTTCAAATGTAAACGTAAGGTCTCCCATCCAATGACCAGTTGTCTGACCAATTGCAGCGTTATTAAATTGCTCCCAATTGCTATAAGCTATTGGTTCTTTGCCTTCTGCTTGGGACAAAATAAGACGCATCTGATAATCAAATGCTCCTGTTTTTTTATGATAAACCCTAAGATTTGCCAAAGACAATTCACCGTCTGAAGCTAGTTGATAACTACCTAGCTTAGTTATTGGCTCATTTAAGATATTAAAATAAGCTTCGTAGGGATATTTAAAGATGCTCATAGCACCTCCCTAAGTTCAATTGATAAATTGTAATAATCCCTAAGAACGTGCTGCAACTGGAGCGCATTAGTCGCCGCAACATAATGCGTCATCTGAGCAAGATTGCTGCTGACTTGCTTTTTAGGATCGATGCACAGAAAGAATGGTTTTTCTATGCCTAGATCATAAAATAATTGTTCCATTTCTAGTAATTCTTCAGCCCGCAAAAGCTGTACTGATATAGAATTAAGAGTTAAAACTTTCGGCCTTCTATCTACATAGAATGTTCCGTTTTCAGATACCAGTTTAACGCTTGTGTCTTCTCTGCTGCGGGTAAATCCGGTTGCTATATTTGTATTACTACAAATAACGGCCGATCCCATCCATGCCACTGCTATTTCTATTGCATCATTGGTAGGATCATTTATAAAAATGCGCCAATATCTGCATGGCTGAGAAGGATCGCCAGCGAAAAATGCCCCTTGATCTGATACTTCAAAATCAAGATTAACTGGAATATCATCAAGCCAATAGTCAATGTTATTACCTTGCATCTTTATGCTGGCAGCACTGCATGAAAAAGCATCATTTGCAGGAGGCAACAAAGCCGCAAAATCCATATTTTGAGGCATTCCAAGATCTACTTTGATCCATACGCCGTTATTGTGGCGCATTTCATCCGCTTCAATCGAAGTCCCAACCTTGTCAGCAGTAGTCAAAAAGCCAAGAGTAGACCAAACAGAATCAGTCTGATTACTTAATTTAAATGTTTTGCTTCCACTTGTAGAAGTTATTTTAAAACCATTTGCTACCTTTGATAATGTAGCTGGAATTGGAACAGGTGGCAGAGCTTCTGGAGCATAGACAGCCGCATTGAATGCCGTTATTAACTGGGCTTCCGAGTACGTTCCCTCTGCGATCTTATACGTTGTCGCATCAATATGAACCTTGCAGTTTTTTGAGTGAATCTCAAAGCTGTTCTCTGGTTTATACAATTTACTTCTAATCCCTGAAATTGCATTACTGAGAGGGTATCCCGTCTTAGCAACAGTCGCCGATAAAGTGGGCGCATCAAGATAATTATTGTAGGCAAATCTTGCATTTTTTATCGCTGTATTCATGCTCTCAGCCTTGCATTTTGTCTATTCAATTGGAGAATTATATCAGCAAAAGCTTGCTCTTTCACTTTTGCCTCTGTCTTTACTACTATTGGACCAGATACCGCTGCATAAATAGCAGACAACATGGCAGCATCGCTGCCAGGAGCTTCTGATCTTTGGCTGTTTAAAAATGCTCCAAGTTCTCCAACCATATCCCTTGGCACAACCAACTCACCTGGCGTCAACATGGCTGGCACTGTATCAGTACCTCTTGGCTGAAAAAATCCATCCGCAGCGTATACAAGGCCACCTCTGCTAAACCATCTGTCAAAAGTTTCGGCGATTAAACCTCTGCCTCCACCTTTGCCACCAAAAGCACTTGCTATGGCATTGATTAAATCAGCTATCGGTTGAAATAGTTGTCCAATTAATTCTGATAAAAATCCTAGAGCATCTTCTAATGGTTTGAATAAATCTTGAATTGGCTCAAAAATAGCATCTAAAGCATCGGCAAAAAATTTGCCTATTGCATTACCAATTGCATTAGCACCGTTTACAACCGCATCTCTGAAAGCTACTGCTAAGGCTATTGCTATCCTTGGCGAAGCTCTTAACAGTGCTCCAACAATCCGCTCAAGTCCCCCCTTAAATAAAAGGACATCAATCAATGTGTCAATAACAACAGGAATAGCATCAGCGATTGCTTCAATAAATTGTGGTACATATTTTATAAATTCTTCTATAACTTTTTTAACTTGCTCTGGACCTTGTGAAAGTAATCCGGCAATCTGTGTTACGGCTCCTCCTATTCCTGGTAAAACCAAATCGGCAGCAGATCCAAATAATTGCGAAGTAAATTGCTTTGCTCCTTGCTCACCTTGTAATACTTGAGCTAATCCACCGCTCACTGCCCCAGCTACTGACTCAGTTGATATTGCATCGCTTGAGAATAAAGAACCTAAAGCTGTTCTTACAGGGTTGGCAAAGCTAGTCTCAAAATCTTGTCTACGTTTTTCAAGTATTGACTTCCATTCAGCAGCGGCCTCTTCTGCTGCTTTTTGAGCCTCATCACTTCCTTTTTTTGCTGTATCTTGTTCAATTTTTAATAATTGAGCAGCTGTATCTTGATTAATCCTTATTCTTAAAGCAGATATTTCTTTTGCAGAAGCGGCTCCAGATTGTTTTGCAAAAGCATCAAGTTGTTTTAAGTCATCTTTTTGCTTTTGTAGTACCTTTTCTTGCTCAGTTCCCCTGCCAGATATTATGCTTCCTTGAAATTTCTCAAATTGATCTCTAGTTTCTTTGGCCTTTTTTTGTAAGTCTTCTAATGCTTTGCCTGTGAGTTCTAATGATTTTGGAGCTTGTGTCACAGATATCTGGTTAAAACGCTCAAGAAGGCTGGCTGTAGCACTTGTTGCACCTTGAGTTTGCTGTACTATTCCTTTAAAACCTTCTGCTATAGCCTTTGATTGTCCACCTATATTGATGTCAGCAAATGCTTTTGTCTCTTCATTTAGTAATCTTTGTTGCTCTGCTGCTGCTTGAATTAACCCACCTGCTCCAGGATAAAATGCGCTGGCAGATATAATATTTTTATCTTCTTGAAGTTGTCTTCTTTTTAAAGCTTCCGTTACGCCGTCAATGCCTTCGGCAGTTGCTTTTAGAGCTTCTTGAACGGCAGGACTTTCTGTGACCGTTCTTCCTATTTCTTTAAGGAAGTCTCCAAATGAGTTACTAAGCTGTCCAAGGCGTCCGCTAAATGTATCAAGATCCTTAGCAGCAGCTCCACCAAATTTCTTTGAAACCAAGTCGATGGCATCGCCAGCTTCTAGTTGAGCTTTAGTTAAATTTCTAAACTCTTCTCCGTAATTTCCAAGTTTTCCAACTGTTCCATCAAACGTACCACCCAAAAGCCTTACAGCAGATTCGACATCGGTGCCTGTAGCAGCCGCTAAATCAATGGCCGCAACCGTCAACTCTTTAGCTTTATCTGTAGAAATTCCAAAATTTTGGGCTGTAATAAATGTAGATTTAACCAGGTCATCAGATACGCCGGTTGCATCTTTAATAGCATCCGCAAAGTCTAGGATGCCTTGAACAGTATCAGAGCTTGCATCACCTACGGCCAATAAACTGGCTTCAATCTGGCGGGTAAGTTTTGCATCCTCTACGGCATCATTTATTCCTTTTTGAATAGAAAGAAACCCACCGACAACTGCGCCAATGGGTCCGGCTAGTCTTAAGGCACCTGCTTTAAATGTATTAAAAAAATTATTAGATTGTTTCTCTGTATTGCTTAAAGCCTTTGTGCTTTCCCTGCCAAAGTCATCAATGGCCTTCTGCGCATCCTTGGCATCGACATTAATTTGAATGGTAACGTCATTTTCTGCCATGTTTTGACCTCATGTCTTCAGCTTGGCATTTATCCAGTTCAACGTCGATTATACCAAAAATCTCAGCTTTAAGCGCACTGACGCTAGAAATATCTGAAGTCACTCCTAACTTCGCCAATCTCTTGCGCTGTATGTATTCAGCTACGAACGGTGCCGCCTCATTTTGTAAACTTGAGCCTTTATAAGAAGCCCTTGTTTGCATCCTGATGGCGGCCTTCAGCCGTTTCCCACTTTAAATCCGTTCAACATCATGGCAGCAACTTCAACCATGGTGCTATGTAGATCCTCAACATACTGCATATCGTCAAACGATTTTACTTCTTCGCTAGTCTTTTTGTTTTTTAAACTTACTTCTACATAATGTGCTTGGGACATTTTGACCATTTCTCTGACGCTCTTAAGTTTTTGGTGAGCGTCACCTTCTACAGTACCGTCATCCTTGACAGTAACTTGAAGTCTTTCTAAATAGTCAAATTTTTCATCAAATGTAGGCAAGCGGAGAACAATGAAGCCCTCCCAAGCCGCATTGTCTCCCTTGCACACCGTTGGCACAATCTTGATTGTTTTCACAGTTACCTCTTAGACAAAGGCAACGTATACCTCACCATCACCGTCTGAGTTTACAAACGCTTGCAACTCAAGGTCTAACTGAGCCAATCCATCGGCATCAGAAATTGAGAATGAGGAAATAGTTGCGGTTGGAACATACAAGCATCCTGCCTTACCTGGTGCCCAATTACCACCGCTTTTTTGACCAAAGCTGTATTGAAATTTAACATCTGTATTTGTACGGAATCGCTCAAACTGCTTGGCGTCATATTTCTCAAGCAAAGCAGATACGGCAATCGTCACAGTCCTAGCGTTGATGATCGATCCACCTACACCAGATGCAGCGCATACGGATGGAATATCAGACTTTGGTGTGTCGATTGTCATCGATACTGAGCCAGCTTTGAAGCAAGCAAACTCAGAAGCAAGGCCAATCATAACCTCATTGTCTTTTGCGGCCAGAGGATCGGCAGCATCAAACGTAGGAGCTTGTGGGCTGGATAGGTCAAGAGCAAGGTCTGACTCATAGCTAAGTGCGCCAGTGTCATCAGCAGTAAAGCCTAGAACGGCTCCGGCTGTATCTGTTCCAGTTGCCCAATCAATTGCAAGTGTGCCAGCAGCTTTGCTAACAGTGAACTTTCCAGTAACAGAGCTATAAGCACAGGCGATCGCTGTACCAGCGGCCGCAGTCATGGCAACAGCAACGGCGTCAGCCAATTCAATTGGAGTCTTATAAAGTTTTTGCTCAAGCGTAGCTGTTACAGTTCCAGCTCCTACATCAAGATCAATCTTATCCGCTCCGGCTTCTATTTCCATAGGATCGAAGTAATAACCTACACCTTCAAGGCTGTAGCTTGCATTGATAAGCTCACCAGCGGTGATATCGATGCTTGCAGACGTAACCCTAGATCCTGCCATAGCTTGCAGAGCGCCACCTTGTCCAAGGTAATGCCAAAGAGTCAATGTAGGATGAGCTTCGTTTGCTGGTTTATAGAGTACGCATTTACCTAGATTTGTAGCGGCTGGAGTAGCCACAGGAGTTTGAAAGCTAAGAGCTAGATCATCGCCTGCAACGTCATCAACGCAACGGATGCGGTAACCATTGGCTGCGTCTTTAATTAGAACAGCTTGACCTCTTTCAAATTGTGCGCCTTCTCCTGCGCCAACTTTAAGAGCCGATACTGTAGATCCGGCAGCGGTATCGTATTCAACGGCCGCAACTGATTTTGCACCCATACAGGCTTCAAGCAAAAGGCCATAATTTGGCTCTTGGCCTTCTACACCAGATGCTCTGAGATAATGTGACAACGAAGCAGTTGGAGCTTCTGCGCCAATAATTGCTTTTGCTTGACCAATGGATGCTTTTAGCTCTGCGTTCTCAAGCAGGTTAAAGCCACCTTGCATAGTAAAGTCATCTTGTAGCGCAACATAATCGGTTGCTGCGGATGGCTTCGCAGGAGAACCTTCCGTAACTTCTTTTTTAATAGCTAGAACGCTATTTCTTGTTTGAATCGATGCCATCCTTGGCTCCTTTAAATTGATTAGCTGTTAGTTGACAGGCTCCTGATATTCTACCCGTAAAGTTATCTCTAGCGCAAGATACTTGGACTCTGCGCCTTGGATATAATTAATGCCAGAATCATCGGTTATTACTGCTTTAATGCACTTAGTTGACAGTGTTGAATCTGTCTCAAAGGCTAACAAAATAGCCCTCTGAGCGTCAACAATATCCTTCTCGACCGATGCTCTGCCTTCGGTATCATTCTCAGTATTTACGACCTGAGTTACAAGGCCAATAGTGTAATCTCTTTCCCAGGTAGCTATGCAGCCTACATATCTTTCTGTGTTTGTTCCTGCGCCGATAGCTAAACCAAAAGCCTTGCGAAGTAAGATTGCTGTATTTTCATCAAGGCTGTAAGGATTTGGCACCCGTTTAAACTCTGGCAAAACAAGCTCAAGTTTATCGATTATTGCTTCATAGATATCAGCTACAGGTGTCGTCATCTTGTCATAAATCCTGATTTTCTAGTAATTTCATCAACTTCCACATGGCCATTTTGGTTTACGTCAATCGCAAAAACTCTGCTGGCCATTTCTTCTTGAAAGCGTTTTTTAGCTTCATTTACATGATCCCGATATGGAGCACCAAAAGCTTGGTAAATCATTTCAGCAACCTTATGAGCCGATGCATCTTCAAAAACTGACCAATCAATGATCTGGCCTCTGTCTATTGCTATATTTCTTTTTCTAAGATCCTTAACAATAGCTTCAGCAGCCATGAAATGTTGCTCATCCCAGGTAGTTTTCCCAGTCTTAAAACCGTTTAAAATTGTTGATTGCATGAGGTCAGGGTACATTGAAGCCATCAATGTGTCATCAGAAAATTTTTGCCCAATATAAGCAACTCCGGCCGTAAAATCATTAGGCCAAGATATGCGCATCCAGTAACGGTTATAGATTTGAAAGCTGCTAAGACCAACATCTTCGCTTTTTTGCTCAGAGTTCCAGCCGCCGTCAATATGTAAAGACCAGCTAATCCGGCCTGATTTAGCCATTCCTTCTGTCTGATCGATAATGTCCACAACATCGTACCAGCTTCCATTGAACCAGACTTCAATCATTGGTGCGCCTGATCCACCAGCAGCAGGAGTAGTAAGTTGCATCCATAAATTGTTGAAAGGACAATTTGCAGCTATATAAATGTGCTTTCCTGTCTCATAATTAAGCGCATAAGTACCAACCCTGAAATCACCAACTGCAACGGAAATATCAGTGGTATTGTATATGACTCTTTGAGTAATTAAGCTGACAGTCATTTTTGCACCCTAGAGACAATGGGCAGGGGGATTTCTCCCCCCGCCTTTGGTTAATTAAGCTTCAACTTGTGGCAGTTCTCTTTCTGGTAATTCTTTTTCTTCTTTAGGTAATGGTAATGGTGCAGGCATTTTAAATCTCCTTATTTAAGATATTGAACGTGAACTTTGTCGCCAGCTTCAAGTTTGCTTGGGCTTGGATCTACCAAGTCACCAATAAACGTAATGCGGGTAACTCCACCTACAGTCGATAGCGTATAGCTTTCGCCTTCAATGTGAACGACACCGCCAGACATAACAAGCATTGTGTCAACAGCAGCCAAATGAGCGCAGTCTACATATGCGTTAGCGATATCGCCAGCGGATAAAGTGAATGTCTCTTTTTTGCCACTTAATGCACCACCGCCTACGGCAGCGTCAAGCTGTGCTTTTGTAACAGCATCTTGAGGTGCTGTACCGTCTGCTAGGTTGGTTATCTTGGCAGAAGTCATATCAAGCTCACGGGCCTTGACCTGTACTTTACCTCTAACACCTGTACCACTTACGGCCGCTGTCTCAAGTTCGATGTTACCACCAGATACGTTTGCTTGAAGACCATAAGCATCTGGTTGAATAAAGATGCTGCGCCCTGCACTGTCACCCGCTGGATCATAATTTTCCATAGCAGACAGCAAGTACATATCTGTACCGGCACTTGCATGAACATACGCAAAATGGAACATCCATTGTTTGCCCCAATCGCCCAAATTATGGGTATTGTTGGCAAGCGGCTTCAGCATTTGAGTTTCAAGGTCATGGTTGATTCTTGGTGTAAGAGCTACCAAGTTTCCATTATTTAGCTTCTGAGTGCTGGACTTACCCTGAGAATCCAAATCACAGTCAACATAAGACGATACGCCGTCGATGATTAGATTTTCAACGTAGCAGCTTTTTAGAAATGCGCTACATCTACGGTTAAAATCATTAACAGTTGTGTTTAGTCTTAGCGTACCACTGATAGATCCACCAGTAGCAGCAAAGATTGTAGCCATGCCACCATTAGGATGCTGATTAAGCGTAACGTTTCCGTAGAAAATGTTGTTAGTAGCAACACCTAAGTTAATACCGCTAACAGTCATTGCTCCAAAAACAATACAAGCGTTCATCTGTGCTTGAGCGATTGCATTATTATGGCCATACATCGCCAAAGTAGACGCAAAGACTACTTCATTGAAGTACAGTTTTCCAGCCGGAGATGTAACTGTTGCCCAGTTAAAATCAGCAGCAGAAACAAATGTAAGCATCGAAGCACCGGAGCGACAATCTTGGCTTGAAGCTTGATTGAAGTCAGCGTTCATGCTAACCGCACCAGTAATCCTAACAGATTCTTTGCTTTCACCGACTAGGAATACGTTGGCTTTAATCGATACGCTTGCCTCTGTATATGCACCGGCAGCAATCTTAATGACGTAACGCTTGCTAGGTGTAGCATCTGTAATGCTTGCCATAGCAGCAGCGATTGTCAAATAAGGCTTCTCTTGGCTTCCATCAGAAGTTGCATCAACTCCGCTTTTGGCAACGTGCTTAATCTGAGCCATTGGAGCCGATGTGCTAATCGTCTGCCAAGTCAAATCGCCTCTGAGATACTGGCTAGTTGTTCCAGTTCCAAGGCTGTTTTGTTTTGCAGCAAGCTCATCAGCCAAAGCAGCTTCGGCAGCCGATGCAAAGTCTGTAATGTCAGCAGCCACATGGGTATGAGAAGCATCTGCTTTTGAGGCTAATCCATCGTCTACATATTGCTTATGTGCTGCATCACCTGGATTAATAGGATCGGCAAGATTGATAATTGAAATAGAATCCATATCCAAAACGCCGGACATAGTTCCACCAGACTTGTCAAGCTTTCCATCAAGCGAAGCAGACAAGGCGGCTTGTGCTCTTTCATCAGTAAAATAAAGGTTTGTTACACCTTCTGGAACAGCGTCAGTAGATCCTGGGCTTGCTGAAATTTCTATATATACAGTGCCAGACCAGCGATAAACTTTGTTAGTGTCTTGAGCAACGTATAGCTTACCTGCGCTGCCTTCCTCTGGGAATGATGCAAGGTCAGCATACTCTTCGATATCATCAACAAATCCTGGAAGCTGTGCAGATGGTACTTTGCCACTTTCATCAAGTTCAGCAAATCCATTTGGCTGTCCTTTTTGACCAAATACAGCATTAGCCAAAGCACCAACTAAACTTGCTACATCTGGATTTCCTTCAAGATTACCAATTTTAAGATCAGTATAACCATTGGCAGCAGCTTCAGCTGCGTCTGCTTCATCGCTTGCCTTTTGATCGACGTAAACTTTTCTTGCTAAGTCTTTTGGATCGACTGGATCGTTGTTAGACTGGATAGCAATATCCTTGTCTACAAACTTACCTTTGACTAATGCCATGGTTTTGATTCTCCTTTAATTTTATCTGGTATAAGTGACTCTGAGTTTATCACCGACATCAAGCATACCATAAAGCGGAGTACCAACCCAACTCAGCACATTAATAGCAACGTTGTAGTCTTCACCATAAACTTGAGCACTTCCTGAAATAACATCAAGAGTTACGGAAGTTACGTCTATAGGTGTATGAGATAATGTGATGGATGAGTTACTGATTTGCAGCGCATCAAGTGTAAAATATTCGACTGTGTATATATTGCTTGGCGGTATAGTTACTGTCTGATTTTTCCATAAGCTTGTAGCAGAATCATAGACAAGTGCTTGTCCATTAGTTGCGCCGTTGATGCTTACGTTATGCAGTTCTCCAAGCTCAAAACCATTTTGTATTTTTACTTCAATGATACCTTCAGTAGGATGTGCTCTGACAACGTATCCACAGAATACTTGATGATTAGGTGCACTAGGTTTTGTTGTAGTCATTTCTCCGGCAGTAGTAGGAGATAGCCAAAGAAGCTGGCCTTCTAAATACATCGAAGTATCTACGTTAGTTAATTGACCTTCTGTTACTGCGTAGCCAGTACCATTATGCAAAATATCTTGCTGTAATATTGCAAAAGTCTTTGAACTAGTTGGCTCTGAACTTGCTAATGATTTTGCAACTAACGGACGATTACCAGAAGCTCCTGAAATATAAACAACTGTCTTTTTTGGTAATGTTGCGCCAGTTTGATTGCGCACAACACAAAGCAATTTCTCTGTGTTTGCTACAATTGTTCCACCAACTAGAGGCTCTGCAATTCCATTGTCTCTTTTGATTTTAAAAATCTGATCGTCTTCATCGTACCAAAGCCAGACTCTATTTGCGGCCGGTGTTACTGGTTCAGGTATCGCATTAAATCTGATTTTAGAATCTGACATTATCTGCCTCTTATGGCTCTAGTATCAAGGTGCCTTCAAGCAAAAGAGTACCTTCGATTTCTAATGTTCCAAATGTTACTGACTGCCTATATTCTACAATTCTAACAAGAGTATTTAATGGTATCGTACTCCAGCCACAATGCCAATCTGATCCGGCTGCTACTGGGATTACAAAAGCCATTAGCTAACTTCCTCAATAATGATTACTGGGTTGCCAATCTCAGCTTTTGCATAGACTAATATAGTATCTTTAATATCATAATTTCGTTCTGACTGGTCATTGACAATGACGCCTGTATAAGTAGGAATCGATGGATCAAAATTAAGTTTAATTTGAGTACCAGAATAATTCTGGATATTTATAGCGTTACGATTAGTCAACGGCACAGGTGGCAATGCTGTCCAGGCTGTATCAGATAAAACAACTTCCGTAACTTTACCAGATATGCGAAGCCCAGACGGTGTAAATTCGCCAGATACTTCACCGCTTAAAGTTGTTCTAACAACTACTTCTCCGGCCTCATTGAGGTCGAACTTTTCGTACTCTCTGTCCTGTAACGCCTTCGGTAGAACCATTTTTATCTACCTTCTTTCTTATATCGCCAGTGAAATATGCAACATGATTAGAACCTTGTTGCACAATGAAATGTATTTTAATTGGAGTTCTAATAGCTTTTAATTGCGCTACTAAATCACTTGGGTCTCTGCCAACAATATAGCCAAGTGTGTCATAAGGATTAAGTGAATCAAATTCTAGCATGAGAATCCTTAAAAATAGGGGATGAGGCCGAAACCCCACCCCCAAGCTACAATTAAGCAGCAGTTACTTTAATACACTTCTTAGCACCGTCGATGCCAAGAGCAACGCCGTAGATCAAATCAACGGACATCAAGATGCCATGCTTTCCAGCAGGATGAAGGTCAGAAATTTTAACAGCCATTTCTTTAGCCATGACCATGAGAAGAGCATCTGGGCATAGGAAATAAGCTGTATCTTCTGCCAAGCTATTGTCTTCAGCAAGCTGCCAGCCATAACGACGAAGGCCAACTTTACCGCCGATAACTGGTGTATCAGCAGCGCCGAAGTCAGAGCTAACAAGCGTTTGAGAAGCTAGGACGTCACTATAATAGGATGGATCAAGAAGACCGAACCAACCTTTTGACATATCCCACTTAGCTTGTGCAGCAAGTTTACGGACAGCAAGAAGCTGTGTGCTGTTCAAATCTGTTACGCCACTGATTTGGTGGTCAGGAGCCGCAGCAGATGGAACAAGTGCAGCATAGAGAGCTGCATTGACAGCTTTTTCAACTGCGAAAACCAGCGAAGCCATAACTTCAGGATTTTCTCTGTCGATCAAAGACATCAGCTCAACTTCATCAGCAAATTCAAATGCTGCTGTGACGTGCTTGTCAGCTTTAACGTCAACATAAGCAGTAGAAATTGCAGAAGGAGCAAATGTGTTGCTGTCTACTGTGCCAACTGTTTTAGTTGTAGCAGTAGGAGCATTGACACTGTAAACCCGTACAGTATCGCCGCCTTTGCGGATTTCACCGGAGTAATCTTTGTTTACGATCGAACCTAGCAAAAGGCTTTCACGTAGTTGCTTGGTTGCTACTGGAGACCAGTATTTTTGCACTTGATATTGAATATCGGTTAAATTCGTACTTGCCATGTTATCACTCCTTGATATTTGGCTTTGTTAATTATTGTCCCCAGACAATTTGATCCCTACGGTATTTGTTCATTTCCGTAGAACTCTTGAGAGATCGCCACTCTGACTCAGTGATTTTGCCAGGCCCACCGTTTAGCCCTTGCGGAGCAGTAGCTGGTAGCTTGGCAGTTCTCTGGATCATTTCAGGCCATTGCTTTTTGAGTGACTCAGCCACTCTAGCAACGGTCATTTTGTCAATCTCACCGGTATCTGGGTTTACTGCCACCTCATCGGTGTCAATAAGTTTATACCACTTTTGGTCAACCTGGCCGCCCAGAGCTTCGATTACCATATTCAACTTCATGCCATGAGTTATGCGCTGATCCAACTCCTGTCGGGCAGCTCTTTCTTTGGCAAGTTCCTCTTCACGTGCCTTAAGCAGAGCTTCATAGTCCCCCCGCTTCCTTGCTTCGGACTCTTCCCGCTCTCTTTCCTTTGACGCTAGAGCTTCAAGTTGTGCTTGCAGCTTCTTTTTTTCGTCAAGTAGCTTTCGGTGCGTTTCATAGGCGATAGTTGACTTGGCTTCTTGATTCTCTGGCTGCGCCACAGGCTCACCAGATTGCTCCACAGGAGCTTTCTGATCGGTCATTTTTACACCTTCCATGGTTAAAAACTGTTAGAATTATATCACTTTACTCTTTCTTAGCAAATCCCCAAACGTTTTTCGATAAAATCTTACAATTTGTTTGAACTCAAGTTGAGATATGCGCATAAAGATACGCTTTGGCCTACCCTTGCCGCCGTCTTCATTGTATTGCGCTATATCGGCGTTACGCTTTCCATCATCCCGCCTACCAGTTGGCTTTATTTCTATGATCCCAGTCTTAGCCGTTGATATAATAGAATCAAGCATCTGGCCTGTGAGGGTAAGATTTGACCGGCTTGGCCTTGTGTTTTCAGATAATCCTTCAAACATTTTCCGGCGTTTAACATAGTTATCACTTAGCTTTGCCAGACGCTTCTTTGATCCTAAATCTTTTTTAACGCCGTAGCCTAGCCTTGTGCGCTTTACAATTAAGTCTCTAGCAAAGACACCAACATCAACTAGCGCAGCCTTTTTGATTGATTCTGCTACAGTTTTTTCTAGTTTTTTGACGATGTTTTGAAACTGTCTTGTGCCAGAAGCCATTTTAATCCTTAACAAATTTGATTATTTTTGTTAGTTCTGCGTCACTTATCCCCAAAAAATCCCTAGCCTTCTTTGGATCTGGTGTTGGTTTACCGTAGGTGCCTCTGATATTCCCGTCTGCTTTGGCGTTTTCTTCAGATCCTCTTTCAAAACCAATGACCACAGAGCGGCTAGTCTTATCTAATACTGACAAAGCAGCAAGCATATCTCCGGATAATTGCAAGTCTACTTTGTTAGTTTTTCCAGCAACTTTAAAATCTAGGCTTTCCTTGTATGACTTAGAATAACCAGGAAAGCGGCGGCCATCTTTGTCTTTGCCTTGATCTGTGCGGTTGACAATACGCTCAATGATAAGGTCTGCTACCTCATCCTTTTGATCCGGACTCAGGCCGTAACCAGATAAATCAATCTTGATTTTCTGCCATTTGGTAGCCATTGTCTTCCTCTTGCTGTTCTACGGGACCAGTCTCACCTTCTCTGGCTTCTAAATTAGTTCCCCGCTCCTCATCAATTTCCCGCTCCAGTTCTTCGATCTGAGCATAAGTCATTTGAGGGTTAAGCATAGCAATAGCTCTGCTTCTTGTGGTGAATCCGGCAGCATACTCATCCCGTTGCTCTTGGATAAGCTGGCTGCGCTGTGTACCTACTGGGATTACTGAAAATCTAGTAGTAACTTCAGCCATGCTGGAGAATATGGTGCGATTTTCCACCATTCCTTGAGAAACCCAAATAGGATGCATCTTGTGAAGAATCATCTCCCACATGGCTTGCTCTGCTTTGCCGTAGGTTACTGTTTGAGCTTGGCGTACATCGAATGTATCTGCTTCATCGATAATCTTAGCAATACCGCTTGCCGCTTGATTCTCTGTTAGATTACCAACTGCGCCTGTCTTAATACCCTTTGATCCAAGCCACATGGAAAGCTCTGACTCAATTAGATTTAAGACTTCCCTGTAATCTACTTCAGGTTTGAGAGTTCCTATTTCTACTTCTTTTTCAGGATCGTCTGACTTTAAGAACCAGAGAGCATTAGGCGCATAAGTTGGGTCCGCAACCTCACCATTTTTGACGTAAGTGATGCTAAAACTAGAGAACAAAGCAGCAAGGTTTAAGTCAGTCAATGCGGCCGGAATGTACTCAGCTAGGCGAATAGAATCCAAATCAGGATTAGGAATAAGACGCAGATTGCTTTGATTAACATAAACAAACGGCAGCACACCATAAGGATTGATCCCGTCTGCAAGTCCCATTTCCTCCATGGCTTGGAAGTCTATGGACTCATCAGATTTAACAACTGCGAACTCTGTATCTGTATAAACCCAGTAGATTTCCCGTTTTTGAGAATCCCTGCCAGCAATTAAAACAACCATTGTAGGCTTTGTCGGATCTATTGGATCATCGCTATGAACAGCAAAGCGGTCATTTGGAATTACTCTGACCTTTGGGCCGTCTTCTGTGATGTACGGATGAATCAAAGTTGATCTGCAAGCATTATAAAGCCTATTAGATTGGTGCATTATTGAATTAATATGAGTTTGTTTTTCGTACCATGAAAGCAAATCGGCGTCAGCTTCAGAGCCTTCAGCTACTTCCCTTATAACTCCGGTCTGATAAATGTTTGCAAGTTTATCAACGTATCTAGGAATGATATTAATCGGAACAATACGCTCAAGAGCATAGCGAAGCACCCTTGGAGATAACAAACGTTCAAGGTTTTTAACAATATAAGGCTCAAGATTACCTTCAAGCAGATCGATCATTTTATAATTTGTTGCCAGTGTATCAGCCTGTGACTGAACTACTTTCTTAACTAACTTAGGATCGATCATTTTTAAAGCTCCTCAAAGGATAATTGAACGGGTAACTCCCCGCTCCAGGTCTGCAAGTTTACGCACCATACAATAGCCTAGAGCCGTTGTGACGTGCTGATATCTTTTGGAATCATCCTCAATTACATTAGCACCTTTTTTAAACGCAGTCAGCCTCAACCCCTCATTAACTGTGGGACAATTATGTATAAATAAACGGATTTCTCCTTTTTCGTTGCGGCAATAGGCGTTAATTAGATTGTGCCTTGTCCTGATGGCCGGATTTGCCAATGGGACGCAATACTTATACTTGATATTGTTGCGGTCTAGAGCTTCTTTGATTATTTCGTAGTCAGATCGCTTGCTTGAGGTATGTCTGCTTTTGCCGGACGCATCCCCATAAATTTCGTACTGCTTGCCTGGGACAATTATACCTCTATCAAAAAACTCTTGAATAGCCTCATCAGTTCTGGCTCCGTCAATAATAACCTCATCAAAGACATGAAAGCATCCATCCTCATAGGCCATAGCTACTGCCGACAAAGGCTTGCCATCCCCGATGTTAAAGTCAAATGATATCAGGATGGGAGTTTCGGATCTTGGACGCCAGAGGGTTTTATCACTCTGAGCTTCGGAGTCATACTGGTAGTAGATGACTTCGTCTGCAATTTCAATCCACTCCCCGTAAAGCATTCGCCTGGCTCTTTTGGGATCAAGGTCTGATTTGAGTTGAGCAATATACTGCGGTGGGAGAAATGGATTATCTTCAGTTCGACTATAGTAGACATGCCTTGTAGGATGTTTAGCACCTGAGCTGTTAGGCGATATAAAGTATTTATAAGCCCAGTGGCCAGGAGAATCAGGGTTAGTGGCAGCAATAATAAGAGGCTTAGTAACATGAGATAGCCTGCCAACGCGCATTTTAATTTCATGATAAGCTTGCTCGTCATCGCCATGATTCTCCGTTAGTTCTTCAATCGCTGCGCCTGAGAGTTCAAGCGATCTTAGTTTACTGTAGCGTTTATCTGCCCAGGACTTGCTAATAATCTCAGAGCCATTTACAAACCAAATCTTTCCTATATTATCCCATACCCTGTAATAGCGGCTATCTATTCCCTCAAGATGCTCACAGATTTTTAGGTATAAAGTATCTTTTAAATCTGGAAGTGCCCGCCTACCAATGAGAAACCTTGCTCTGTTATTTTCTAAGCAGTGCCGGATAATGATGTGAGCCATGAGGATAGATTTCGCAGAGCCTACACTTCCAGACAAAAGCACTTCATGCGTACCTTTGCTGTAATCAAATGTTTCTATGTCATCAATAACCTGTTTTTGAAAAGGTATGACGGTAGGATCAAATTCGGGAAGGGTTGGGGTTGAGCCGATCAATTTAGTATTCTTTCTTATTTAAAAAATCATTAATTCTATTTTTAGCTATTTCAAAATACTTATCATCCTTCTCAATCCCAATGAACTTTCGATCTGTGTTTATGCAAGCAACACCTGTAGAGCCACTTCCCATGCAGTTATCAAGAACGGTTTGGCCTATGTTGGTGTATGTCCTAATAAGGTATTCCAAAAGGGCGACGGGCTTTTGCGTAGGGTGGAAGCGTTTTTTTGAGTTATTTGGTAACTCCGAAAACTGGATTATATCTTGTGGAAACCGTTCTGTTCTGTTAAGTGTCTTCGCCTCTACAGTTTGCATCTTTCCATAAATGGAATCTTTTCCATTTCCACCACTCTTATAATAACTGTTCATTGGCTTTGATTGAAACATCTGAGGATTGTAAACAGGTGTATTTTTACAGAACACTGAAATTTTTTCGTAAATTCTCATTGGGTACTTTTTGGAGTTTAGGTGACCCTTTGGGGTGGATTTTTTCCAAATCCAATCGTTTTTGTAACAGGAAAGATTGCTAAGTCGTAAGTGACTACTGAACGGTTC